ATTATTTGCGTTAAGTACTGTTATATTATATCCAACACTTGTTGTTAATACATCAACTGTAAATCCAGATGCAGTATTAAAATTATTTAAAGCATTTACATTTGCAAATACAACTGTATTTCCAGTAGCTCGTCCATGATTATACTCATTTACTCTAATTGTTGAGCTTCCTATAGTTATTACAAAAGGATTATTATCAAGTTCTACTGCAGATGGACCTATGCTTACATTTCCACCACCAAAAAATCCTGTAGCATTTGCAACATTTGGTAAATTAATACTGTAAGTATCTGAACTAACAGATGTTAATGTATAACCAACTGTAGTTGTTAAAGTTGGTATTGAAAAACCATTTCCCGCTAATGCTCCTGTTATAACAATTGAAGTTCCAATTTTATTTCCATGACCTGGATCATTAATTAATATTGTTGAGCTTCCTGCCGTTGAATAAAAAGGATTAAAAGCAAGTTCTACTAATACAGCAGGTTCTACTCTATCAGGTCTTGCATTCTGTAAACCTTGTGGGTCATTTCCAGGTACTTTAGGTTCTAATTGAGGATGCTTTGGCTCATATTCAGTATAATGAACAAAGGATCCATTCCACTCTTGCACCATTTCTTGGTAATGAAATCTTTGTCCTGATCTATCTGATATTGCCCAAGATCGTTTACCGGTTGAAAATGTTGTCATTTACATTCCCTCCCCAAAATATGATTTTGGTGAAATATATAAAGATGTTCTTTGACTATCTTCTGTTAGAGCTCTTTGTAAATCATCTTCATATAACATTCTTAATTGCTCAATTTTTTCTGGAGCGTGTTTAACTGATAAATAATAAGCAAGACCAGAAGTTAATGCTGGCAAAAATCTAAATACAACATCTGGTGTATTTGTATAAGTTCCTGCATCATCAATTCTAGCTAAGAAATAAAATATTAATTGAAAATTGCTTGGATTAGAAGCATTAGAATAATTTGAACCAGCAGTTTGATATAAAAAGATACTTGGATTAACAGTTCTTTGTACATAATACTGAGATGGAGTTCCTTGTGATAATTTATTTGGTAAAGCTGCATAAGCAGATCTATCTATTTTAGTAAGTGATATATCTACGGGAGCCGTTGTAACTGTATTATTTCTTACATAAGCTTCTAGAACATCATTAATATTATTAGGGAAGTTAGTAGGATCCGCTGCATAATTATATTCAGCTTGACCTAATACTAAATTAACAGTTGCTTTTTGAACTTTCCATAAATGTACACCTCTATTATCCCATTCAGATAATAATAAATTTATGGATCTTCTTGCTGATCTTAATTGATATCCACTTCTGCTTCCATCAATACCGATACGTTCATAAGCTTCTTGAATAAGCTCTTCGATATCCAGATTGAATGAAGTAGTTCCGGATGTTGTCATTTTACCTCTACTTGTCTATAAATACAGTCAGAGTCATTCCAGACATTGAAGTTGCACCAATACCATCTTCGTAAAGTACACCATCTTCTGGTAAATATATAGTTTCAGTTCCGCTAGCTCCAACAATAACTGGAATATAATATCCACTAGTACTTGATCCTGAAGTTGTTGCTCCAGAAATAACTGTATTAATAGATGCAACACCTGTTGAACCAGGAACTGTTGGTTGAGCCATGATTCCTCTTAAACGAGTTCTACCCGTAAAGAAAACACCGTTAGCTGTTAATGTGACTGGTTTGACGTCACCTTTATAATTTGGCATTCAAAAACCTCTATTTGTATTTTCTAGGAACCCCGGAGAGCTCCTAGAAAAGAATTTTTAATTACAGACCGTTTGTGCCTGATACTTCACCAGGTTGTCCAGTTCCGTCAGCAAATGTATATGTGAATACACCTGTAACGTTTCCTGTACCTGCTGTAGATCCAACACTTGCTACAACTGTAGAATTAGCTGTAATACCAGTTCCTACTACTAAAGTTCCTGTAAGTGCGTTAACACCTTTTGCTCCAGAAACTAAATTTTGTGCAAATCCAGTTGAGTTAGCTGCTGTTCCTAAATTAATAGTTGTAGTAGCTCCGCCAGCTGAAGTAGACAATACCGCAAAGTTAAGTGGTATAGCTCCTTGTGGTAATACAAATGGAGCGTTAGCGTTTACTGTTGCTCCAACTGATACTGCAGTTGCTGTTGCTGTTGATGATAAGAAAGTAATAACTGTAGATGCAATTAAAACTCCTGGATCTACTCCAGAACTTTTATCTTGTCCTCCGTAAGTTCTTACATATCCTTGAAATGTACTTCTATTTGCCATGTGTTTATCCTCCTATTAATCCAATGTAGTCATTAGGCATGTCGACTATACGCGTCTACATCAGATGTTAATGTATAGTAATTGAAATATAGCTTAATTTTTCAAAAAGAGCAAGGGGTGGCTTAGATTTTTCACACTTTTATTTCCAAATATATAGCTAGTTTAGCTAGCTATAAATGCTGGATCTTCTTCTTCGCTTAAAACAACATTATTTTGTTGTCTAGCTAACTCAAGATCCTGTTGAACCATTTGTCTTTTAACTTCTTTTAGTTCAACTTCTAACCACTGCATATCAGTGGTTAATCTACCCTGTTCAAGAAATAACTTGTTCCACTGTGACTCCAAGTTTATTTTCTTGGCCAGAAGTGATTGGGACAATGATGTCACGCTCAACCTCCTCATAGGTTATATAAGAAAAATTACTAATCTGATTACGACTAATTAATTTTTCTAATTGTTCTTTACTCATTTTTCCCAGAAAGTCAAGTACTTTCTGATGTAAAGATTCTGTTGAATTTATAGGTTCAGATTCCAATGTAAATTGGATTTTAGTGCCGTTTATAAATACTTTTATTAGGTAGGTCATCTTCTCACAGATGCTTTTATAGGGATTTTGAAGCTAGGTCAATCTTAATTTTTTTCCAATAAGCTATTTTAGCTAATTTCATTTTTTGTACAGTTTTTTTAGAATGTTTTTTTCCATACATTGGTGCTTTTTTTCCTTTTTTTCCATACATAGGATTATTTTTACCTAAACTATTTAATCTTATTTTTTCTATTGTTTCTTTAGAATGTTTTTTTCCTAAATTAGCTAATCTTAATTTTTGTTTTACTTCTTCTGTTCTTGGTTTTCCATACATTGGATTATTTTTTCCAGTGCTATGAAATCTTATTTTTTCTATTGATTCTTTAGTGTGTTTTTTACCATAAAAATTATTTTTTTTACCCATCATTATTTTGCTTAAATGAAATGGATCAATAGATTTATTATCAGTTAAATTTAAAAAATCATTTCTATAAATAACTTTCATTCTTTTTAAAACTTTATTTTCCCAATTTATAGCTTGTCTAATATTTTTAAAAGTTTTTCTTATTTCAAATATAAAAGATTTTTTTCCATATCTTTTAATTAAACCTTTTACTTTTTTAGAAGAGGTAAAATATTTTGTCCAAAGATCATTTGGATGACAACCTTTTTTAAATCTAACACCATAGTAATATTTATTTGTAGGAATATGTTTTAATAAATATGTAAAAGGAATTGTTTTAATCATAATATTCTTTCTATTTAACATAACAAGGTGGCCGAAGCCACCTTGTTATTAAGGTTATTACGCTCCTGGTGAGCCGTAGATGCCTCGTGGATCGCTCCACCCGAATGAGTATCTCTCTCTCGCTTTGTATCTTACGTTACCAGTGTCGAAGTCACCTTCCATAGAAGTTCTAATCGGTGATCTTTCGAAGTATTTCATACCGTTTGGTACATCTGTTTTGATAAAGAACGCATCTGAATCAGTCAAGAAGTGATTTACAGTGTATCCACCAGAAATCATTCCCATGTTTCTAATCGCGTTGATATCGTTATCAGTTGTTCCAACTCTACCAGCAGATTTCATTAATCTGTCAGCAGTGAACTGCAATTGCACAGGGATGATTAATTTCATTCCTTGAGCAGCAACTTTTAATCCACGTTCATCAGTAAAGTTCGCAATGTCAATTAGCGACTGTTCTAATGAAGTTTCATTCAAGTCAGCAGCAGTAGTTAGTGTATTTTGAAACGTACCAGCAATAGTAGCATGCGTTGTAGAGAATAACGGAGATCCGTCACCACCTAAATAAGTAGTGCTGAATCCATTATTCAATACGTTAGCTGCAGTCACTTGCTTAGTATTCGCCATAGATCTAGCTAATGCTTTTGTATATCTAGACGCAAGTCTGTCATACAAGTTGTCCTCAATCGCTTCTTCAGTGATTGCGAACGCAAGAGCTATAGTATTGTGCGTATATCTAGCAGTGAAAGTCTCGTTAGCTTGGTCATAAGACACGCCAGAGCCTTCAGCTTTAATCGCAGCATTACCAAATCCTGATAACATAACTTCTTCTTCAAATGCTCTTTCAGAAGTTTCTTTATCGAAGATTTCTTCGTGCTCGTTTTCGTAACGTTTATATTCAAGTCCAAAC